TTCTACACATTCTACAGTAGGAGTTTTACCCAAGGGATAATCAGCATCTGCTAACCGATCAATCATTCCTTTGGATATTTTATTTGGTGATGGTGGGACTATTTTTCTTCTGTTTGTTTTTTCAATAAGATCAGATATAACATAATAATTGTTTTCATCTTCACAAATATGTTTCCATCTATGAAAATTCACATTGCCTTTGTCCACATAAGTGATTACTGAATACAATTTCTCTGGGCTTACAAATGTAAGTTCATACATTCCAAGCGGTGATATATCTGTTACTTTAAATTGATTGTCAATCTGATACAGCGGGTCATTGAAACCAAATCGCTCATAATCAAACTTCTTTTTGTATGAATGTCTCATAATCCTCACTTTCTAATTAAAATACTGTTCTAGTATATACTATATTTATGAAAAAGTCAAGTTTTTTCAATAAGATAGGGGTCAAAACCGTAATTCTGACCCCTTTATGAAAAAACTATCAATTGTTTTGGCAAACGAACTAGATAGTTGTTATTAATAAATTGTATTGACGCAATGGGCTCTAAGAGCAGTATTTTGAAAGGAGCCTTATCATGGATGATAAGCTGTCGTCAATACTAAATGTCAACTTTTAGATTGTAATGGGTGCAAATACTAAGAAAGCACTTGCACAAAACTATTTATGGTTGCACTCGCAACCTGATAACACTCGTTATCGAATTCTGTAAGTGAAGGGTAATGCTATGAGCGTATATTACCTTGGAAATAGAATATGATATTGGAATGCAAATTGCAACATCAAAAGGATATAATGCAAACCCTTCACTATATGTATTTATACTATATTATTTTGATTTTGTCAAGCTCTTTTCGTATCGGTTTATATGTCCGTATACAGTTTGTCTGATAAGGTTTAGTTCTAAACATATTTCTTTCTTGGTATAACCTTGTTTATGCATTTCTATAACCTTGTATTGTATATCGTGATATTTGGGTCTTAGGCTCCATTTGGTAGCATCTTTTTGACTGTAATGTTTTACCCATACCCACGGATCATCACCAAACCTTTTTTGTAGGTATGATTTTTTTCTTATTACTGCCCAAGGATTATAACTTAGATGTTCAACGTGTTGGTAATTTTCCCAATTTTCTAGTTCTGTTTTTAAACAACTGGTCATTATGAACCAATGTTCTGGTGCACACCAATGTCTAAAACTATAGGCACCTTCATATCCTGTGGGACAACCCTGTGGATGTTTTGTCATAAACATAAATCGAAAATGTTTTGCTTCTGTTGCTATGTTGTGACTTCTTAGGAAGCCATTGCATCTTCTACTTACATCTGTTGGATTTTTTGGGGGTCTGCTTTTATTCATTTTATTCTTATGTTGATGCTACTGCTCTATCTGTTACTCTTCTCCAAGCACTTCCATCGTAGAAACAAGGAACTGCTCCACCTGCGTCATTTGTGCAAAATGCCATAGCACCTGCACCAATACCTGATGTTGGTAAGTTTGCTACTGTATAACTAGGTAATTCAAAAGGAACATTGATAGAACCTCTTTTAGGAGTTACATCTAATTGACCATTTGTAGGACTGCTTGATGCATTATCAATAGCAATAAGTTTCATTTTGTTTTGACTTGGATCTGTGCTTGTAAATTCACAGTTAAATCTACCTGCTTGTCTATCTACTGCATCATCTTTGAACTTGAATGTAATACTTTGTTGTCTAGTTCCACTACCAATAGTAGAACCTGTGTAATCACTTTGACATTCAATAACATTGTGTAGATCATCTGTTAGATCACTGCTCATGTCTGTGCTGATGAACATACTGTTGCTGTTTGTTCTGACACCTTCAATATCTACTGGTCCTGTGAGAACAACTTTACCTGTTCCGTGTGGATCTAATTGTATATTATTATTACTTGCACTTGTTATAATCTTATTACCACCTAAATCAAAATCACCAGTTAATGGTGTGCTTGTTCCACTTGATAATAATACTGTTCCACTTGCGTCTGGTAATGTAATGGTATTATTTTGTGAGGGATCTGCTGGATATATGCTTGTGAAAAAATCATTGTCTGTGTCACCACCTAAACCTATTTTATTACCTGCACCAAAAAACAATCCATTTCTATTGAATGTTGCGATAGTTTCCATACTGCCATTTGCAACAATATTAAATTGCATTCTGCCTCTTTCACTACCGCTGTTTGTTCTTTCTATCTTACCTTCAATATTTGCATATGTATCTATATTACCTGCACTATCTTGTCCTTTGAATATTAATGTTCCTAGCAAATCATCTGTGGCTGGACTTGCACTAGTTCTTTCTAATACAATTTCTGGACCTGCGGCCGCACCATCATCTGCTTTTTGTAATTTTAGCAATCCACTATCCGATTCGTCAATCAATAATGTTCCATCTAAATTTGGTAAACGGATTAATCTATTTGATGTAGGATCTTCAACACTTAATTGTGTTCTTACATCATCATCTGTAGAACCTTCAAAATATATATCATTGCTGGCATTCATAAACAGACCTTTTCTGCTCATAGTCATTACTGTTTCATTGCTACCGTCATTCATAGCCTGAAATAATATAAGGCCTCTTTCAGCACCACTATTTGGCTTACCAATCATACCTCTTATACCTGAGTATGTATCAGTATTACCAGCACTATCTCTGCCACGAAATTCAATACCACCAATTACATCATTGTCTGCTGGACTTGCACTTATTCTTGTTAAGTTCATTTGTGGTCCTACTAACGCTCCATCATTTGAATATTGAATGTTCAACGGAGCGGCATTTGTGCTTCCACCTGTGATTTGTGTTTGTCCTGTGCCATTTGGTGCTAATACAATATTACCATTTGATGTTGTAATTAAACTTCTACTGTTAACATCAAGATCTCCACCAAGCTGAGGGCTAGTGTCATTTACTACATCTGTTAATACATCAAGACCACTTGCTGTTTCAATATCAATTGGTTGTGATACTATGTTTCCGTCTAAACCTACTAATCTCATTAATCTTTCTCCAAGTATGTTGCATCTGGTGCATATTGTTCTAATATAACATCTACTGTTGCATCTGGGAACAATGTAATACTATTTACTCTAAATTTTTCTGCTGTAAAGTTATAAGTTTCGTGTGTCACTGTGACAGGGTCACCTACGTTTAGTTTTAGTGCTTCGTGACTTGCTTTAAACTGCATAATAGTTTGATGTCTACTTAAATCTAAATAATATGTTCCTATACGTGTTGCTAAATCATTTGCATCTGTTGTTGAACTTACCATTGGCAAGTCCACACTCTTTTCATTTACTACACCACCATCTTCTGTGAGGTATGTTGAATTTTCTACAATTAAACTATCTGCTTGAAAGTCTAAATCTGGGTTAAAGAAGTTTACTTTCATTCTGTTAAATCTTGATTTTTTACTACCTAAACTAGTAGTAATTTTACCTAACATATTATCTTTGTTAAAATCAAATGCACTTGTGAAACTTTCTTCTTTTACTGGTTTGAGTTGATATTCACCATTTGCATAAACCAAGTTCATGTTAGCACAAGTCAATAGTTTTTGTGTATTATTGAATAGTGTATCAGCTGTATCTAACGCACCATTAAATGTAACGTTTGTTTGTCTTACACCACTTATTGTAGCTGTTAGCAATGTGTTAGCCCAAGTTCTAGCTGTTTTAAAACTTTCAATGTTTATATCACTTGTTGATATTCCTTTTCCATAAACTGGATCTGTAAGATAATCATATATTATGTTTGCTGGGTTTTTACGTTCTGCATCTGTGTTTACATATGTAGTAGGATGAACACCTGTGCCACCTTCGCTTACTGCTTTTACTTTTTTACCTTTTACATCAACTGTAATAGTAGGAGCACCTGGGAATACATCTCTGTCATATTGCATAATAGCATATATGTAAGCTATACCCTTCATATTATGATTGCTGGTCCACTCTACACTTTTATTGAAACTACCTACTGTGAAACTTGTTCCACTTACATTATCATTTGCACTTGTTTGGTTGTGTGCACCTAACCACATTCTCAATGTTAGTTTACCACTAAATTCACTGGTTATACTTCCGCTTTGACCTTTAACACTTCCACTCCAAGCTTCTGTGTTATTGAATTGTATTGCTGTTATATCATCAATAGCATTTGCACTTGTGCCTGATGCACCTTGTGCTACTGCTAATACAACGTGTAAATATTCTGTATCATTATCATCACTAACATTTCCATCGCCATCACTGGTGTTTACATAAGCACGAACACCACCCATACGTCTATCACCATATACTACTGGAATAGCCGCAACGTTTGAACCTTTGTTAAGCAAGAAGCCACTGTCTGTAACACCAGCTCCACCACCGCCTGGTTTAGGTCCTAATACTGAACTAGCGGCCGCTTGTAATACGAAACTAAATGCTGTAGCCGCAAATCCGCTTAACCCCAATGCCGCCGCGGCATACGGAGCAAATACTGCTACCGCAATCATTGCTAAACTTTTTACAGCCTTACCCATTTACTTTCTCCAATTTCTTTTTTCTAATTTTTTAAATGCTTTAGGATGATATCCTTTTATTTCTTGTCCTTCAGGAACTGTCCAGAAAGCACCTTCAAAATAAACATAAACACTGGCATAGTAACCTCTCTCTATTGTTACTACATCACCATTTTCCCATTGTGGGTTTTTTGCTTTTAGTTCTTTGTAATCTCTGAGATGCAACCACATAGATGGTGTTATTTTTAAGTTTCTCATAAACTCTTTTGCACCTTCTTTGTGACTGTATGCACCCTTTACTTTATCTTCATAATCTGTTGTTCCATAAACGTAATCATGCATTTCTATAAAGAAAGTGTTGCAATCATTTACGTTCCATTCAAATGCTTTACCTGTTCTTTTACTAATAAACGAACCCATTTTTAATTGTTGTTGTAATTCCATTTTAACTCCTTACGGTTTTTGCCATTTAATATCTTGTATAAGTTTGCTGGCATATTGAAAAGCTCTATCTCCTGCGTAGAGACTTTGTTGTCTATTATCATTTGTAATCACACCATTTGTCCTCTCATAATCCTGCCAATGACTAGCACAAGTTGCCGCCACTGTTGTTGTATCTTGTGGATCATCTTCAATTACTGGTGCACTTATTCTTCCATCAAACATAAGCATTGATCCAAGGTTTGTTACTTCTTCATCAAAAAATACCCTGTATATTCTTACTGGTTGATCTACGTAATTGTAATTTAAAAATTGTTGTATAAAGTTAAGTGTTACACTATTACCACTACCATCATCTACAGTTTTACCAAATGCTGGAACACCTGCTAAACTTATGGTTATTTCACTGGTTGTAAATAATCTTTCTTCTGATATCTGACTAAAGCCTAAAAAACCACCTAAACTTGTAAATGTTTTTGTAGCTGTTGTTCCTGCACTATCTGTATCACTTATTTCAACATCGTGTGGTGCATTTGTAATATAAATCTTTTCAAGACTGTTATCACTTTTCTTACGAAGCTCTATTGCTAGTGCTTCAAAACATCTCAATGTTTTCTTACCTAGGGCATCAAAAATATTACCACTGCTAAATCTACTTGTTGTCATTATTTAAACTCATCAAAATCAAATCTGAAACTAGCTCTGTAGAATCCATCTGCGTTTTTTGAAAATTCATAACTGTCTTCACCCAATGTTACCACAACGTGACTTGGATTTCTAAACATTCGTGTATCTCCATCTTTTGCTTGTCTTGGTCCATATGCAACTCTGGCTTTTACTTCACCAAACTTGTTACTTGTTGGATTATCGTTTATCACATAGTATAAATTACCATTACCATTTCTTGGGCCAATCAATACATCACCTCTTTCAAATACTTTAGTTTGACTTGCTTGTAATCCCTCAAGCAATATTAGTTTACCACCAGCACTTACTGGATCTTTTATTCTTAAATTATTAGTAATTGCTGTGTTTTGTGAATCTGTTCTTTCATTGTAGAATAAATGAACTGTTGATCCCATATTGTTGCTATAATTTCTTAAATCAAAATAGAAAGGCATACTTTGTCCTTGTGCCGCTAATGCTAGTGCTTCAAACTTTTTCCAATCTGAGGCTGACATTGGAGCATAATTTACTTCCAATTGATATTTGACCACACCACTTGTTCTAGCATACTTGATACCACTTTGTGATACCGCTGTGCTTGTAGGTTGATTTACTGTAAATTGAATACTAGATGGAGTCACGTGTTTTGGCCACAGTTTGTGTGTATCTGTAAAGCCTGTATCAACCCATTCATCATCTGTATCAAATACATCTGGTGCATATGGTGTTGGTGTAACATATTCATCTGCTTTTGCGTTGATAGGAAATAACCCAACTTTTTCTATAACATGAGTTGCTGGTTTAGCTGGACTGCCACTTAATATAGCAGTATTTTCAATATTAACTGAACTTGTTAGTCCAAGTCCTGCTAATGTAAACAATCCTCTTTTAGGAAAACCTTCTAGATCACTTGTGCCAGTTAAGAAACCACTACTGTTTACATTTGGTGTGCCTGTTGGCGTTGTAATATATGTTGGAGTGAATGCACTTGTTTGTCCTGGTCTCCAAAACTTTGTAAAGTCATATACAGCACCTGGTTGTGAATTATTATTAGTATCTTGATAGAAATAACTGTTTCTGCCTGGACTTCTAATATTATTACCTGCCATTTGATATATCAACTTATCAAAATTTTGATTATCATCATTTGTTGTTTTATTTCCACTATACAATGTAGATGCTTCACTTGCTAGTGGATGTGTTAACGGTGATATTGGTGTTAAACTTGTATCGTTCAATGAACCGTGCCATAATAATCCACCAACATTTGTTCCACTTCTTGGACATTTTAATGTTTGTTTACTTGTTCCTGTGCCATATAATCCTGGTGATTCAACTCTGTAACTCCAGAAGTCAATGATCTTAATATTACCTGTGATAGCACCACTGCCATTTGTTGCTGTTAATACACTACTATCTCTGGCACCAAATGTTCCTGTAGGATCTGTTAGTATTTCTAAATTACCTGTGCTTTTTGTATACTTGTATCCAAAAAAAGCTGTGTCATCCATACTGCTTGGTATAGTCTTACTTGTTCCAGTTCCTGCTGTTAGTTGAACTCTACAAAAACCTCTGAATATGTTTGTTTCATCTTCAGTGTTTGTGTTTGGTGTCATATTTTGTGATTCTATATTTCCACGCAATGAGTTAAAACTACTATCACTTATATCTACAGCTATTGCCGCGGCACTTCCACTACTTGCTATACTAAATGGAATACCGCCTGAGGCTGGTGATGCAAACTTATCTTTACCTTGTCCACTTGTGATTGTTGCGTGTGTTGTTCTACCTGAATCTGTGTAAACTAGATAACTGTTTGATCCACTTATCTTTTCCAAATACAATAATGTTCCACTTGAAGCGGCCATTGTTCCTGTTAGGTTTGCTGGTGTTATAGCTACTTGTAATACATCACCTGTTGTAAATGTTTCTTGGAATCCATCAAAATGCAATACTGCATCTTGTGATCCTGTTCCATCATCTAACATTGTTAAAAAGAAATCACCTTGATGATTTAAAGTTGCGTCAGATATTTGTTCTAATTGTGTAAGACCTGAGTCTTCACATAATACTAGATTAAAACCATCTAATATTTGACAAAATGCTCTTTTTGTGTTGAATGCTCTATCATTTCTTCCTGTTGAATCATTATCAAATCCAAAAAACTCTATTTCTTCACCATTACCAAATTCGTGTGCGTGTGTGAACTGTATTCTAATATGTGGCATATTGTTGCTGTTTAGTTCATGGTGTATACCACCAATTGTTCTACCATTTGGTTGAATGTTGAATTCCATTTCTGGATATTTTGCCAACATATTGAAAGTTGGATTATCATCATCACTGAAACTGCTATGATAATGTTTATAAGCCGCGAATCCTAAATTTAATTGATCTCTTGTTCTGCTTAAACCGCTGTAGGTTAAATTATTTGTTTGTGCTGGTTTGTATACATATGTTAATACATCATTAACACGTTTACTTAATCCTGCACTATTGTCGTCTTTCCAATCATTTGAATCTGTTGCGTATCCATTAGCCCCATTGTTGGGCCAATTCCATACATCATTTAAATCTGCCATTTTGTTGACTCCTTAACCGGTTATACCAGCACGACCTCTTTGATTGTGTGCTTGGCTAACCATTCCTATAATTTGTGGTTTGTTCTTTAATAAGAACTCCATACCTGTTTGTGTATCTATTGCATTTATGTTAAAGTTTACAATAGTTTCACGATCTGGACCCATTTGTTCATTACTTACCACTTGTCCTGTAGTGTTTGGAATAAACATTTCTGGTCCACGTTCACCAACCATATATGCTTGGCCGCCTCTTGCAATACCACCGTTTGCTAATCCTAAGAATCCACCAATACTGCTAAAGATACTGCCTACACCACTACTTATACTACCAAATATATTGCCCATTCCACCACCACTGCCGATGCTTCCTAGGATATTTCCGATACTTCCAGCACCACTGGTTCCCCCTAATGAACCTAGTATGCTGTCTACAAAAGGTTGTGTAATACGTTTTTGTATAATCATTGTAGCAATGTCTTCAAGTGTTTGATTTAAGAAGGATTTAAAATCGCCCAAACTTGCTTTACCTTGTGCTAAACTACGTGCTAGATTATTTGCTAAACTATCACCTTGTTTTTTGATTGCTTCATTGATTTGTTCAGCAAATGTTTTGGTTTGTTCACCAACTTTGTTTGCTGTATCACCTGTTCTTTCAAGTGTTTCAATTTGTTCTTCCAATGCTTTGGTAAGTTCTGCTTGACTCAAACCATTTGCTTTAGCAATCTTATCTACCTCTGCTAGTGCATTTTTCAATAACTCTAAATCTTTGTTTTCTTGTTTAATTCTTTCTATTAGATTATCAACAGTTGTTTTTTGTTTTTCTTTTGCTTTACCATTTTCATCAACTGCTTCTTTGTTTCTTTGTAAACTTGCAATCTGATCTTCTAATGCTTGTGTTAGTTCTGTTTCACTTAGACCTGTTAGTCTTGCAATGTCTGATACGTTTAATAATGCCGCTTGTAGATCTTTTAATTGTAATTTTTCTTCTAACAATCTTTCAATCAATACTGCACTTGCATTTTTACGTTTTTCTATTTCTTTTGTTAATTTTTGATTACCATCAACTGCCGCGTTTGTTTCTGCGTTGGCTTTGGCTTGTTGTTCTGCTAAGAAAGCGGCACCGTGTGCGGCTTCTAAGTCTTTTAGTGTTTTTAATTGTTGAACTTGTATTGCTTTACGATTTGTAACAATCTGACCTTCAATTGCATCAGTTAATGGTTTTAGCATAACTGCCAATCTGTCTGTTCCCATTATAGCTGATGTATCTACCTCTGGTAATATTGGTGGAACTTTATCTAATGCTTCTTGAAAAGCATTACCAAAATCCATAGCCATTCCATTAGCAACGGCATCCATAGCACCTCTAAAGTCACCTTCTAATGCTAGTTTTAAACCATCACCAATACCACTAAAGATTTCCATCAATCCACTAGCAAAATTACTTGCTAGACTAGCTACTGCATTGAATGCACCTATAAAGAAATTTGGTAATGAGAATACAATACCTCTAATGTATTCAAATGCAATTACAAATCCATTTAATATATTGTTTAGACCGTTCTTGGCTAGTCCTACTATGGTTGTAAATGCTTTACCAACAAAACCACCAAGGGTGCTAAACATTCCTTTTATTTCATCTATAACAAAACCAAATGTATTACCAAAAAAGTCAGCCACGTCTTTGATGTATCCACCTATTAGTTGGAATACTGCACGAGTTGTTTCACCCAATGTTGCAGTGATACCACCTATCTTAATTGTTTCATCTCTGAATAAGAATAATCCAGCAGTCAATGCAGTTGCTACTGCGGCTGGTATTCCAATAAATGGATTTGCCAACAATGGACCAAGTCTAACTGCCGCACCTGCTATTGTTTTCAAACCTCCACCAACAAGTGGTAATGCAAAAATAACATTTCTTATACCTTTGCCTAGTTTGCTAAAACTTAATGCCGCAATACCCATACCACCGGTAAGTGTGTTGATTGATTTTAAGAATGTAATAGCTGATGCCGCACCCTGTATGAATAATACACCTAGTGCCGCGTTTTTGATAGCTTCGAAGTTTTGTGCTAGGAATTTGAGAGCGTCTGCTGTTCCAACAATAGCTGATCCCAATCCACTACCCAATGCTTCAATTAGTTTATCATTTGTTTGTAGAAATTCTGTTGCTTCTGTAATTGCTTGTGTAAGTTGTGGTCTAAATTGTGTTCCCAATTTGTTTGCCGCTAATCCAACTTCAATCTTAAAGTTACTCATCGCAGTTGATAAGTTATCTAATTTTTGTTCTGTTGCACCACCAAATTGTTGATTGATTGCTCTTGTTAGTGCTTCGGTTATCTGCCTAGCACCTTCTGATGTTTTACCAAATTCTGATATTTCTAAACGTGTAATACCCAGTTGATCTTCCAGCATCTTGAATACTGGAACACCTCTGTCAGCCAATCTGTTTAGTTCTTCAAGACCCAAACCACCTGATGTAGTTCTTGAAAATAAGTCTGTGATAGCTGTTAGTGTTCCCACTTGGTCTGTGGTAACAGCCGCTACATCTGTGAATGTTGTTAGTAGTTTTTGTGTTGGTGTAATACCAGCACCTTGTAGTTTAATAAATGTTGTTGTTAGATCTTCTACGCCAAATTGAGTTTGTGTGGAAAACTTGGTTATAAATTCAAATGCTTTAGCACCTGCTTCAGCACTACCCGTAACACTGGCTAGTGTATCATTTAAGTCTTCAAAATTTGCAGTAGTGGCTACAATGCTACGTAAAGCACCACCAGTAGCAATGGCTGTAATAGCCGCAGTTATCTTACCCATACCAAGCGAAATGCCTTTGCTTTTACGCTCTAGTTTGCCTAAGTTACCTTCTATTCTACGTAAAGGACCACTAGTTTTATCTACTGCCTTTACAATCAACTCATACGTTGAATTTGCCATCTAACGTCTCCTCTTTTGGGCTTTTTTATTTTGTTTGTTTATATAATCAAAATATTCAACCCAACCTTGAACTTCCACACTACTCATCTGCATTACCTGTTTGACTGTTAGTCCTAACTCTGCACCTAAACGATACAGAAACAGAATGTTAGGATTGTCCTTTAGTTTCCCAATGCTTCGTCAGTTTTTTCTGCATCTGCATTAAACTGTGTAACCACACGTAGGATAACTTTAGGGTCAACGCCTCTCATTAACTTATATTGATCTGCTAGATCAAATAACGGATTACCGTCTTTGTCTCTGGCTCTCATAATAAGCGTAATAACCAATGCTTCAGTTGACTTACCTTTTTGTGTAAGTTCAACCACTTGAGCTTCTTCAGCCAATGTAGTGCTTGGTTTATAATAAATTTCCGTGTCCCATTCTGGCACAAGGATTGGACCTTTCAGTCCGTCAGCTAACACTTCTTTGAAATGTGCTGTTGCTTTGTCAATTAATTTTAGTTTGTTTGTCATCTTATTGTTCGCCTTTGTTTAAGTATCTTTGATAGAACAGGAACAATAATTCCAGCTGGAGCCTGACGGCTTCTGCCTTGATCTAGTAAACCAATGTAGGGGACTTTGTTTTCTACTAGCACTTTGCTATCTCCTATTCTATATGTAGAGGTCTTTCGCCAACCTCTTTTTGCACGCCCAGTTCGTATTGGGGTTATGTTCCGTGCATCTGTATTTAGCTGACTGAACAGCTGGTCTACGGCACGTTCTAGTTTGTTTTCTATATGGTTGAATATAGTTTTTGCACTACTAGAACGCACCGTAATACCTCAATGTTTTATTATGCCGCTGAGTATGATAGATCACCTGTTCCATCAAATGAGATAGAATATTCTACCGCACCATCAAAACTTGCTGATCTAGCTATACTTGTAACGATCGCGTCACCTGCGTAATATGCACTATTCGCACCTGTTCCTGCTGGATACAATTCAAAATCAATTCTGTCACCAGCTTTGATTAGTGGACTTGTTCCCACAAGGTCAGTTCCAGAGTCACCACCTGCACCGATAGCATCAGAATCATGACCAATGTTTGTGTCATTTTGATCCCAATAACCGTCTACTGTTCCAGTGAAACCTCTGAATGATGATATTACAGATCTACTTGCATCTCCAAATGCCGTAACATCAATTGTTTCTGATGTTTCGTCTAATGAAAATGCAGTTACGTGTAGCATCGCTGTTTTTGTGCTACCGTTAGGGCCGATCTTTACTACCCCTGATACACCTTTTGTTTCTGCCATGTTAATTCATCCTTCTTAAATAAATTATTAAGTTTGATTACTATCAAACTGTCTTCTAAACACTACCACGACTGTGATAGTATTTTGCCGTATAGACTAATGCCGCTTGGCCATATGGTTTAGTTTCACCTATCTCACGTATAATAACTTCGCTTGTATAACTATCTGAGGCGTTGCCACCCAAGCTAGTATCCAATGCTAGTTTCTCTTCAATCTTCTCTATAATAGAGTTTCTATCTGAGTCTCTGTTATTACCATGCACTACTACATTAATCAAAAAGTCTATTGTGCTTTCTTGTCTAGGAGCACTTCCTATACTGGAATTCTCTCTAGTTTCATTTGCACTTTCCACCAATACGTGTGGAAAACTAGTTACTGCTAATTGAGCAATATCTGTAGGCTCTCTGGTTACAGTTTTTACACCTGTAATAGCGTTGATCTGTGTCACTATATGACTTGCTATATTTTCTCTGATACTTGCCACTATCTGTAGATCCTCTCTTGTCTTTGTTTGAATGTTTCAGATTCTGTGATATTACCATCTGCGTCACCATCATATTGAACTCCTTGGGCCATTTCCATGTCCATCTCTTCAACAAAACGATTTCTGTAATGTTCTATCATTTCTCTAAAAGTATCTCCGCCAACTGCGAAAGGACTTAACAGAGGAAGGATATGAGCATATAAAGCTCTGTAGATAGTAGCACGTTGCCACTGAGCATCTACAAGTTTTGTTGCATCAAACGTTGGGCCTACTCTACGACCAACTGCGTTAAAAGCCTGTGTGTATGTTTTGTTAAACCAATTTACTTCGATATAACGTTTTACATCAGCTTCTGCTTCAGTTAATTGTGCAGTAAAGTCTGTGATACCGTGATTAACGATACTAGGCTGAACTGCTGTGAGTTGCGTGTTATTTGCGTATGCCATATCCTATACCTCCTAATTATTATGCTAGTGTAGCGTCAGCTGTTAATTTAGCAATTTTTGCGTTTGAAAGTCTTGCCGCACCAAATGCCGCTGAAGCAACAACTTCTGTAGCTCTAGCTGATTCATCTCTTTGTGTAGCAATTCTTAAGTCACGTTTCATAACAAGACCAATAGCCTGTGGGTGGAATACCGCACCGACTGCATCACCTGATCCATCAACGTCGATTGAAGCTGATTCATAAATGTCAACTCCAGCCGCTCTACCGATGAAATAATCACGGCCAGCTTTGTTTGCTAGATCGTTATTTGATAGTGATCCACCTGCATTTAAGAAAGTTTTCTTAACGTTAAATGCTTGGAATGGGTGTAACACACAAATTAGTCCTGTCATTGGGACTGATGCGTTACGTAGGTTTGCAACACCTTTCATGATGTGCTCAAGTGTAAGTTCTGCGCCTGCACCTGGACCTGCTTCTGTAATAGCACCTGAATTGAATAAGTCAACAATAACTTCATCCATTGCTTGAGCTACACCATCACCTAACACACGACCTACGTCTTGTGCTACTGATAATGGAGAACTCTCAGCATTGATGTCTAATACTGTTGTCATGTTTCCAAATTCTTGTGCTTCGATGTCTACTGAAGACATACTGTTTAGTGCTGAATCATCTGATAGATCACCAGTGATTGCACCTACTGCTGTTGCTTTAGGATAAACCGGAACTGCCGCAGTCATACCAGGTGTTCCCACCATGTTGTATTGCGTTACAAGGTTTCTCATTAAAGCGTTTTCATTGAATGTAAATTGAGCCGCTTGTGTGATATCTTCAAACAAGTGACTATTTGCGTCTGTTAATGTTAAAGCCATTTTATTTTTCCTTTATTAACTCATGGACCTCATACCCTTGACCATAAATTTCTCTTTGTAAAGTTCTCTATGCTCAGGGTTTTTCATGTCCAAGTCTTTTAACTTCACCTCTCTAGAGGCCGAAGGATTCTTATTACCTGAACTACCTGTGCCTGCTGGCGCCGCAGTTCTAAAGTAAGTGTTTTGCGTTAAGAACTCTTCTACTGCTTGATCCACAGTTAGTGGATGTGCTTGTTCTGTGTCATAACGCACATTACCGTCTTGATCTAATACTTCAACTTGACCAGTTTCACTTAATCTAACATTCTTTTTCAATAATGTAGCTACGTGATCTGGATTTACAGCCTTATGTTTTGATGCCGCACTTAACAATGCACCATCTACATGAACAGCTTGTAATTCAGATTGTAGTTTGCTAATACGTGTATCAGCATCCTGTTTCTGTTTTTGAAGTAGTTCTTCAAATTGGTTTTTCTTCATCATCTCTGCTTCTTTGGCCTGCTCTGCCGCTGATTTAAGTTGATGATATTCCTCAACGTTAATGTTTTCAAATTTACGTTCAACTTGTTTAAGTCTATTAGTAATAATTCTGTCCACATCATCTTGAGTGAATGTTTTGTCAGCTGGTGCTGACTCCTGGTTGACTTTAACCTGATTATCCGTTGAGCCAGTCTCAACAGTTTCAGTTGTAACGATGTTTTCTGTTTGTTCGTCCATCTTAAACGTCTCCTTGCAAGGGACTTAAGAAGTGGGGGTTTCTTAACCTTCTTCTGTGTCCGTGTTAGTTTCTTCGTTATTGCCGAAGAATTTTTTGATTTCTGGATGCAATTCCAGAATCTGTTGGTCACTGTAGCCTTGTTCTACCATCTTACGCATATGCTCTACCATCTCCTGTGGGCTTTCCATAGGTGGGTGTGGCATATTTGTATCCAATGGCATTTCTGACTTTGGTGCCATACTATCAACAACGATCTGTAAGTCTTCTTCATTTTCAATCAGTAGTCTTGCAGTCTCTTCATTGATGTAATTTTGAAAGCTACTATTAGGAACAAGATTTTTTGCCTTTTCATATAGTGCAACTTCTTGATGTTTGTCTCTTAGATCAAACTTCTTCTCATAATAGATATCAAATTCTTCATCAGGAACAATCTGTTCCCAATCAAACCACATTTTCCAAATAAGTTTTTCAGCACGTTCTAATACGTTTGCTATATCACTTAATTTAACGTTAAGCATATCTCTTTCTACTTGTAGAGCTATACCTGACTGTGGTCCTTTTTTAGCTTTGGTTGCCGCTAGGTGTGTAACACTTTCTATTGCTTGTGTCTTTTGTTCTATACAAGCCAATATACTATCAATGCTACTACCTGTTGCTTGTAGCAAATAAGGTTGAATGTTTGTTGATTCATCTACTGTTATGATAGCACCTGATCCACCATTTATATCTGCACTTGCTTCTGCTACAATACTTGGGTGGCTTGAAAGTCTTATTGACTCATATGCCTCACTACTTAAATTGTATATTTCTCTCTGTAGATCACAAACATCACCCACGTGACTTGTTCCTATACCCTTGTGAAAACTTCTATCTGTTTGCACGTGAATAAATGGAATGTAGCCTAATGGGTTTGTAAATTCTTCGTGTTCTAATACTTTACCATATTCAAGTATTACACTATCTGTTCTTGTTGTAACACTTCCTGGATAATTTGTTTCACCACTAATTGGTGTAAAGTCTTTTTTGCTTACTTTGTATTTTTCTACTTTGTCCTCGGTCCATACTTTTAATACATCATAATCATCATATTCTTCATCAACTACTACGATATATTCTAATACGTTCTGTCCGTTTATTAATTTTTTGTATCCCCAATTTCTTACTTGTGAGGGATTGTATATTTTAGCATAAGCTCTCATATTGAGTGCTTGAGCTTCTGCCATGTTCTCTGCTTGGTAATTCCCTTTATCAGTTCCTACCCAGCATCCGCCGTAAATTAGGATATTGTCATTTACTTCTCTGATAAATGCTGTCATTGTGGTGTTATCCATATCAGCATTTTGTATGAAATCCAAAACAAATTGATTGTCTACCATATTACCTAACATTCTAGTAGGTGGATTACGGAAAACAAAACTACGATAAGCATCCACAGTTAATCTAACGTGATTTTGTAGAGCTGTATCTAGTAATCTTTGGTGATATGCATTTCCTGGTGCTTGTTCTTCTGCAATGTATTTTCTTAAGTATGCACCGTCTCTGTATTCTTCAGCGCCCATATAAGAACGCATATAATAGTCCCATCTGTATATGTATTCAGCATAGCCTGGGTGAACTGCACTGAGTTGTTTTGGTTCTAACATAAATGTTTCCTCTCTAATAGAGTTTGTTTTTACTGTGGGTCACACATATTCGCTAATTATTGAGCAAGATAATTATAACGTTATTTATCATCAATGCGTCTTGCATTATCATAAGGTTAATTTTGGCTAAATACATTGTGGATCGAGGGTGTGTTTCTTAAGGCATATTGTATTTCTCCAAAAACTCGATAATTATTACGGCTCGTATTCTTGATCCACATTTAAGATTTCATTAGGTATCCTTGTTATGGTGGAGAATTTCGGTTTTCCACCATACTTTTTCAGAAAAAATCACAAAAAAATTAAAAAAGATAGAAAACCCTTGATTTATAAGGGTTTTTTTATGGCTAAAAAGGTTGACATTTAAAGCAAGATGTCTTATTATATAAGTATAGTTAGTAATAATGCTAACGCAAATTAAAAAGGAGACTAAAATGAACAAATATGATTTAGGACACGAATGGGCAGTTGGTAGAAGTATGAATGATAAGATTCATACTGTTGATATCAATGTATTTTTTAGAGGACTTGGCGGTAGTGTAGACTGTGCTGTGGCTCTTGCCAAATTAGCAAAAGCAAAACTAATGCCAAAACAGGTTGTTATGGTTGATGGCTGTCAATTACAAGGTGAAAAACAGATAATTTCAGCAGGTGAGGCTGATATGGGCTTGAGATACTTGGTCAGTGAAAACTATGGCACACAAAAACTAATCAACAAAGTATATGACGCATTGATGAATTTAGATAATGAAATAGATGATGAAACTTGCGGTCATATGGATCAGTATAGCAAAATTCAAGTAACTCACAGAATCAATAACGGTGAGTGGAACAAATCAGTTGATTATTTTGCATACACAGAACAGAAAGAGGAGGCATAAGATGGGCGTAGATTTATATTGTAATAAGACTGTAACTGATCAAGCTGAACACGAAGAGTTGGTTAGTAAATTACCAATAGCATATCCAGACAAAGATACTGAACATAGATTCAGGAGCAGTTGGGATAGCAACAAGGGTAGTTTCTTTTATGATACAAAATTAAGAAGACTAACTTGGTGTGGATACAGAGTTAGACTTGCAAAAGGTGAATTAATAGAGCCTGGCAAGAAAACTCATAGGAGTTATAGCAGAGCAAAATTAGCCTATAACCTATCTCAATATCCTGGTAATCAAGACCATGTTCTTAAATACTTTGATGAAAGAAGTTGGTGGGAGTTTGGCTAAAATGATATACTACGATCATCAGGTTGAAATGCAATTGAACATATTGAGTCATTGCCAACCTGGTGGCGTATTTGAGTTTGGTGTATTTCAAGGACACAGTTTAAGACTGTTTAAGTATGCTGATCCAACTAGAAAACTAGTGGGCTTTGATAGCTTTAAAGGCCTACCAGAAACTTGGCGTGAAGGATTTGAACAAGGTTGTTTTGCTACTGTAGAAAAAATAAACATACCCAATGTTGAAATAGTAGAAGGATACTTTGAAGATACTGTAGCAAAATATTTTAAAAACTACAAACACCCAGTAGGATTATTTCACGTTGATTGTGATCTATACAGTAGTAGTAAGACTGTGTTAGATGGTGTAGCACACTTGTTGAAACCTGGTGTTGTGGTATTGTTTGATGAATATAGAAACTATTATGGTTATCAACAACACGAATACAAGGCTTGGAATGAAACACTAAAACAGTATAACATCAAGGCTGAAGAGATAGCATACAGTGGTCATCAACAGAGTGCCTGGCGAATAATATAAAGGTTGACATTTTCAACATTTTTTAGTATAGTATAACTATATTAACAAGGAGCAACAAAATGAAAAATCAAACAGAAAATAATAATATTGCTGAAGCAAATAATAATATTGCTGAAGCAATATATGATATAGACCAAACTTTAAACAAAGTTGCTGATGGAACTAACTGGACAGTAGCTGATTCAGTAAGTAACATTAACTTTGAATTGCAAGAAATGAATGGTCATTTAAAAGAATTAATTAAAATACTCAAAGACAAGAGTTAACAAAAAGGGGCTTCGGCCCCTTTTACAAATGTCCCCATTGCTTAATTGTTCTAGGCTCTGGTTCAATCTTACGTAGTGGATATAGGTATTCAACCATGTATCCCAAACTATCATTAACACCATCATAACCTTTTACTGCATCCTTTTCTGGTATGGCAGTATCTGGTTTGTATTGATGTTTCAATAGTGCTTCTATAACAGTCTTACACTTGGGATCTATCAATAGATTACGTTCATCTTGTGCATTGCACAACAGTCTATTAACAGTATTGATTCTATCTTTTACTTGAGGGTGGCTTCGCCTGCTCTTAACAGTGAATCCCCATTGTTCTAGTATGGTGTGATCTGTCTTTGAATTGGCCACCGTTTTTCTGGCTGAACCGGCTGGGTCAGGATAAATCACAAACCTTGCATCTGGATATCTTTCTTTTAGAGCTTGTGCCATCTCATCTGTGTTGGTATTGTGTAGAACTAATTCATCTATTACATATAGACCATATTGTGTTTTGATTGCTATGGGAGCAGTCATCTTACTTACGTTAAGGTCAAGTCCTACATGAAGTAGTGGTGGTATATCACCTTTATACTTTGCAGTATTTGCTTCAGCATCAAATGCATAGTATATTAGATTACCTGATGTTTCGAAGCTGGCTTCATATTCTTGTAGGTATGTTTTCTTTGCTAGATCTCGTTTGGCGGCTTCTATCTCTTCTCTGCTGATCTGGCCACCTTCTAAACTGGTCCAAGTAAAGCTCTCCCAATCTGAACTTACTTTGGCCTGTTGATATAGATCATAGAACCAATTGCCTATGCCTTGTGGAGTTGATATAAACAATGCATGACCTTCTCTGTCTGATAGTGTGGGTCTTATAACATCTGTCCACACACTACTACCATTTTGAAAGAATGCACATTCATCTAATACTGCGAAGTCACAACTGATACCTCTTATACTATCAGCGGCGTCTGCACTACGCAATTCTATTTTAGTATTATTAACCAACAAGAACGAGAGCTCGCTCTCGTTTACTTTTTTTAGCCATCTTCTATCTATGAGTCTGGCCTTTAGATCTTCAAATATGATACTTTTGGCCTGGCGATATGAGGGGCCCACATATAGGATACGACGGTTGGGCTGTCTAGCAAACTTGGCTATCTCCCACATACTCAAATAGGTCTTACCGCCACGTCTACCACTAGCACATACCCTAAATCTTTTTGAACTATCAAATACAGCCTGTTGGGGGACAGTCAAGGGCATCTATTTTTCCGATGGTGTTTTGGTGATTTTTCCTGAACCCACATACAAGCCAAAAAAGCCTGCACCTGCACCAACCACGGTTGCTACAAATCCTGCTTGTGCTGTTGTAGGGTCTGGCATGGCCATGAACCATTGTGTTACACTATAGAAAGCATATGTATACAATGCCATAAGCATTCTAGGTATTAGACGCCAATTTGACATCAATTCAGGTATCTCAGTTTTGATGAAATACCAAACATTTTTGATGATGTTTTTCATTATAATTCTCCTGCTTTGCGATACTTTCGTATCTTATCTTCAACCCAAGCTATGGCTGATACACCGCCCCATAACAAATAGGACCAGTATCCACTACCACGTTTCTCGGGATCTGACTCGCCTAGATACATATCGTGACTATCTCTCGCTCGTGCCAAGTAACTTCTCATTCTCAGTATAGTATCTTGGCTTAATGCCACGTTGTTGGCAATGTCACGAGCACGAGCCAGCCCTACCGGTGTCCCAAACTTACGAGACGGTGGTAGGGTCTTACGGAACTCTAAAGCTCTCCGTGCGTTTTTACGCATTGCTTCGTTTGGTCTATAGGGCATTAGTTCTTTTCAAAAATCAATTGAAAGTCTGCCGCTACTGCCACATCTGATGATCCCAATCTCTTGGCACGGAATTCAATAATACCGCCTGCTGGAATCTGAAATGGGTTTGGTAGGTTGTATGTAACACCTTGACCATCACCTACGATTGTTGTTAACACTTGTCTGAATGGTGCCGCATCTGGTGCTTTGTTCAACCAAATACTCACCTGAGCCGCTCCACTTGCACTCATCATAAATGTTGTGATGTATGCATTTGTGTCTGCTGGAACTGCAAAACTTGCACTCTGTTGTTGTCCCTCTAGTGCCGCGATCTCATACAATACTGTATCATCAGCGTTGTTTGCCACTCTGATCACACCCTTGTTCACACTACCACCTGAACCAACTTTGTTTACAAATAGATTGTTCACGTGTCTGTAGCTGTTCACTGTTGTGACTGCCGCTGTTCCATTTAGGTTAACATTTTCTTCTACTTCTGCACCTGATCCATCAATACCTTTGATCTTTACACGTCTTGCGTGTCCTGAACCTGAATTGGTATCATCTGCATCTGATGATTTGATCTTTAATTGTTCTGCACTTGATAGTAAGTTTCTGATACCACCTTGTGTGCAAATAGTTTCTAGTGTTGCACCAACTGTTGGGTTGATACCACTAGTTCCTTCTAGACTCAATTTGTCTACTGTTCCTGATGCGAGTTCCAAACCACTTGGAAGTGTTGTAACTCTCATTCCTGCTGATACTGGCATAACGTTATTTCCTTTTCTTGTTGCGAGCCTCTTCTAGAATGGCTCTATCTTGTTGTATTAGGGCCGGCACTGGTGTGCTGTAACCCTTGAAAGACGGCGAACTCCACAACCACTCTTCTTCCGGATATAGTTCGTTGTAGGCATCTGCCATCTGTTCTAGTTGACTGTTTGTCCAATCTGTGCTATAATAAACACGAGCAATTAGATCATTGTTTAAGGGCTGACGCCCAACTGTGGCTTCAAGATCAACGTGATCTATTCGGCCCGCCTTGTAATAACCTAAACTCCATGGACAAACTTCAGAGATTGACTCATAATATTTGAGCCAATTAACCTCTACGTCTTGACTTCTTTTTCTTTTTGTCATCATCCTTTTTCTTCATACCTCTACGGGTAGATGATGCTTTCTTCATTCCTCTTCTTGTAGCCATTATAACATATACTCCCCTACCATACCAGCTACTGTGCTGGCCACTAATAATCCTAGAACCCACCATAGGCGTTGATCTAGTTTATCAATTGTTTTGGTTTGCTTTTCCATATCCTTCTCGATATGCTTTAAATGATTCTCTTTGATGATCTTGATATCTGTTTTGATTTCTCTAATACTCTGAGTGTTCTGTTCAGTTTGCGATTTTGCCATCTTGAATGTTCCCTTTTTGTTGAAAACGACGGCAAAAAACCTTTAAATAAGATATCTTACTTGCTGTCATCCTTGCTTTCTTCCCACGGTAATACACTACTAGATTCTTCTGTAGCAGGATTATCTTGGAATCCTAGGTAATTTTTACTCAACCAAATTTGCATTACAGCATTGTCTTTTTCTACTGCATTTCTATACATAGCTCTTCTGAGTTTTATCTTACCTTGAGCTTTTCCCTCTTGTATACAATCTTTGTGATGTCTATCCAGGGTATCCACACTACATTTCATAACATAAGCTATTTCGCCTCTGCTACATTGTAGTTCTGCGAGTCTACGGATCTGTTCACAATCTAATTGTATTTTAGGTCGCCCTTTTGTGTTTTTGTCTGACTTTTCTGTCATTGCTACTTCTCCTTAACGCCTGAGAATAGGCTAAAATATGAACTGATACACTTTGTATAACAGCCAAACAGCATAATGTATAAAGCCTATGCTTAATATTGCGTTGGCCAACACCATACTGTGTCTTGCATACTTCCAGAATAAGTCTTGATTATATTCTTTAGATTCTCTCATTGTATACTCCTTTATTTATCGTTAGAGTTAAACTCTTATTATACAGTTTAAATACTGTTGAGCGATGGGGGTCGCTCCGGGAGTTAAAGTTCGCCTTTGCTCCCGTTTTTAGCTTGTGAATAGTTTTTACGTGCTTTCTTATCCCACCATTCACCTACTAATTCATCATCTTTGTGTATTGTATAGCCGGCTAATTCATCAGCTATTCTGTATATCATAGCCTGCTTGGGTATTTCCAATCTGTTCTTGGTCAGCACAGTTTCTCTGTATCTGATCCTGTCTCTATACAGATAGAATGTTCCCTTATACATTGCCCGCCCTGCTTGAACCTATATGACGCTTCTTGACTGTTTTACGCAGTATGGGTGCATCGTTCAATAGTGCTTCTCGCATGGCCTGTAGCTTTGCAGTTTCTTCTCTGTGCTTGTTTTGTTTGGCATTCACTATGTCATACACACGTTTTGCATTGTATCTGGGAATCTCATACTTTGATCTGAAACTTCTATTGTATATTGTGTATACAACCTTTTGTTGATCTTGATCTCCACGCATAGCAACAGTTTTACTTGCAAATCTCATCCACTTTAGAATCAGCTTTTTACGATCCTTGTAGGGGTGACGATTCATTCCCTTCCACCAATGTTTAAAATTCTGTCTCTTGTATCTTCGCTTGGTTTGGTTGTCCATCATTGTTTCTCCTTTGTTCATTTACTAGAATAGTATTTATAGTGTTGTAATCCTCCGGATTTAGCCACTTTATATGCACATCGCACAGTTTGCATAGCAATTCGTATTGATGCGGCTGTGTGTGCGTCTTACGCACTTTAACAGGGTGGTTTAAGTGCTTGTCTACGTAATTCATTGGAATGGTTTCCATATACTACAAGCAATATCTCTTTGTTGCTTGTCCCATAACCAACTACCCACTTGTCCATCACTGCTTTGTGGGCTTGGCTCTCTCACACATATTTGATTGTTACTGTATACCAATACTGTATACTTGAGCTTATCATATTCGTGTATGGTAAGCAATTGAAACCTAAGGTGTTCACTGCTGTATTTGTTTAATTTAAAACCTTTCATATGACTCAGCATTATTTCAGTTCTAAGTTCATCTATATATCGGGCGAACTTTGAACTTACTCCACTTACATTTAGATCAATTTTTTCGTGATCTGTGAGAATAAAGTAACTGGGTTTTCCTGGTTGAAAAGTCTTTTGTCTTAGTGTGCATTTTTTGAAAGGCATATGTTCATCAACAGGCAATGTTTTTTTCTGTTGATTTTGATATCTTTCTGTCCACATTTTGGCAATGTTCTTGTCATGCTTTAGCAAGTATTCTTGTTTTTTTATATCCATGGGTTTTTTATCACTCCTACTGTAGGTTCAGCATCATAGTTCATATATTCACCTCTGTATGGATATAGTTCACTGTTGTTTGGTGCTAGT